TAACTAAAAAATAGTTATAAATTATCTATAAAATCATTTAATTAGAGTATGCAAGACCTCCCATACCACTCATGACACGTAATACATTGTAGTTGACAGCAAAGATTCTTAATTTAGAGTTCTTAGCATGTCCGTCTACCATAGTGAGATTTAATTGAGCGTTATCAATTCTGGACATATTGCATGTACCACTTGGTTGATGATCAGCTGGGTTTACAGCAAATGAGTAACTGTATACACCGGCATCAGCAGCATGTGGCCAATGTTGGTAAGATTGAACTTGAGAGAAGTATGCTCCGTTTTGTTCTTTGAATCTGTCTTGTCCGTTTAATTGTAATGATGCTTTGGCTAAAGGTTCACCTCCAGTTAAGCCAGATGAATAAAGATTGTGCATGTTAACATTAACAGATTCCTTTGCTTTTGTGATATTTTTAGTTGCATCATCACTTAAATATGAAATACATACATCAGCACCTTGACCAATAATTTCATCAGGTAATAATTCACCAGTTAATACGTAACTATCAACATTAAAAGCATTGAAACCTGCTTTATCAGAATATAATGAAGCATTAGATCCAATTGATACCATTGAGTAAGTATTTGCTGCAGTGTTAGTACTTGGAGTATATTTATCCCATGATCCAGCATTACCAGCTGTAAGTTGTTTATTACCAATTCTTCTTGTTTCAACAGTTCCTAATACCCCTGCTTGTCCCAAAGCATATTTAGTAATATTTTCTCTCATCTTTTGTCTATCTGGATGATAAGCTAATTGTTTACCACTCCAAGCATTAGGTGAGAATGTCCATACAAGAGCTTTGCATGGATGATTGAAATGTAATTCAGGACGATGACTTACTGCGTTAACAGTTTCTTCACCACTGAATTGAACTTGTTCAATTAAATATTCATGAGAAGATTGAGCAAATCTCTTTCTTTCTTCAGTATCAAGAAAGATAGTATCAACGAGTAATTCACAAGTATCCATTTGAATTCCAGGTACACTGTCTTTGTAATTTACACAGTTAGCTTTTTTTGCAAATTCAAAGTTAACACGAACATCATGATATTGTAAAGCAATAAGAGGTAAAGCAAGACCATTGTTTCTGCAGAAAAAGAATTGTAAAGGAATGTATAAATCAACTTCTTTTTTATTAACTGATAATGATCCTGATTCAACAGTATCACCAATCATGTTTGCATAAGCAGATTCATTTTCTTCACTTCTAGTTAAATGATGCCATACATTCATCCATTGACCATATTGTTTGTCAATCTTTGATCCACCAACTTCTAATTCAACAGTATCAATTAAAGCATGACCTACTTGTGATACCCATCCCCATTCTTTTCCTGCTGCTACGTTAGTATCAGGACCTTTGAGAACAACGTGTAAGTACATTTTGGTTAATAAATCACCATTTCTTGCGATAGGGCAAGTAACACGGGTACCGAATCCAGGGGTACCTGAGAAAACTTGTGAAATAGTTTCCATAGCGAAATTTGTATGACGTTTGTAAACAGCTTTGAAAAAAGTTATTTCTGGTTTACCAGTTAAATAGACATCTTGTGCGCCGTAGGCGACGAGTTGCATTAGACCACCACCAGCCATTATTATATATATATATTGAGAAAAAAATCATACATTTTTATACTAATTTTTAAAAATAGTTAATTTATTATCAAAATATGATAATAAATTATTTAATTATAATCTTATGTAACTAATGTACTTAATTAGAGTATGCGATACCTCCCATACCACTCATGACTCTTAATACATTGTAGTTAGTTGCGTAAACACGTAAAGTTGAACTTACATTTGCAGTTGCATCAACATCTAATACTAATCTTGCATTATCAATTCTAGACATATTGCAAGTACCACTTGGTTGATGTTCAGCAGGATTTAAAGCAAAAGAATAAGAATGAATACCCATATCAGCACTGTGTGGCCAATGTTCATTTGATTGAACATTTACGAAGTATTCTCCAGTTTGTTGCTTGAAGCGATCGTGACCGTTTAATTGTAAGTCAACAGTAGTTAAAGTTCCTGCTGTTTTTTCGACATTACCTGAATAATTATCATGTAAGTTAAGAGTAACATTGTAATTAGCCCAGGTTGAATTTTGACCTAACCCTCCAGCTAAGTTTGTAACACCAGTAGCAGCATTAACCTTAGCAAGTTTATCTCCTACATAAGTTGGAATAGCATGTTTTGTAACAGTTTCTGTTGCAGTTTTTATTGGTGCAACTGGTCCTGTAAGAACAAAATCTTCTGGATCAAAATGTGCTGCGGCTATAGCAACTGCTGCAATTGTTTGTAGTTCATTAGCAACATAAACCATTTCAGTTGCGACTCCATTTACTGTAGCTTTTACAACACCGTTTGGTTGAATTAATAATTTATTTTTGGCAGCAACAGCAGCTGCTGGTGCTAAAGTACCAGTAGCTGTAGAAGCCGCCGCGTAAACATTAGTTGTATCTCCACTTTTTGCAATATTATGATTTGCTATAGCCCATTTAGTATTTAATTCAGCCATCTTTTCAGGATTAGAATGATATGCTAAGTATGTAGTTGCACTATGTTCAGCTCTGCTTAAAGTCCAGAAAAGTGCTTTGCAAGGATGATTAAAGTGTAAATCAGATTGAGTATTTTGTTTATTAACAGTTTCATTACCAGTGAATTGAACTTGTTCAATTAAGTATTCATGAGATGATTGAGCAAATCTTTTTCTTTCATCTGTATCTAAAAAGTGAGTATCAACTAATAATTCAACATTTGTCATATTAATAAGAGGTTTTGTACCACGAAAATTAGTAACATCTGCTTGGTCAGCAAATTCAAAGTTTACTCTAACATCATGATATTGTAAAGCAATTAAAGGTAAAGCTAAACCATTATTTCTGCAGCAGAAAAATTGTAATGGAATAAATAATTGAACATCACCATGTGTAAGTGCTAAGGCTCTGTTTTCTTTTGAATCACCGACCATTTTGGAATATCCATTATAATGACCTGTTCTTTGTGTAAGATTATGCCATACATTCATCCAGTGACCATATTGTTTATCAATTTTAGAACCACCAATTTCTAATTCAACAGAACTAATTAAAGCATGTCCTAAATTAGATACATATCCCCATTCATTACCTGCTATACGAACTGTATCTGGATCTGATAAAGTGCAAGTTAAATACATTTTACTAATTAAATCACCATTTCTAGCAATAGGGCATCCTACACGTTTTCCGAAATCGGCAGTTCCGGAGAAAACTTGAGTAATTGCTTCAGTAGCAAAGTTAGTATGTCTTTTGTAAACAGCTTTAAAAAATGTAATTTCTGGTTTCCCAGTTAAGTATACATCTTGAGCACCATAGGCTACGAGTTGCATTAAACCACCACCAGCCATTGTTATATATAATATATATAGAAAAAATTATTAAAAAAAACACAAAAAATTTTTCTAACTTATATGTTTAATTAATTAATATATAGATTATGAACACTTTATTATTAAAATATTAATAATAAATCAATTAATTAGTAAATTAATTATTTTCTACTTAGTTAGAGTATGCAAGACCTCCCATACCACTCATGATACGTAATACATTGTAATTGACTGCATATACCTTTAAGGTTCCTTGTGCATCAGCCTTAATAATATTATTATCTAAAGTTAATACAAGTTGAGCATTATCAATTCTTGAGAAATTGCATGAACCACTTGGTTGATGTTCTGCAGGATTTAATGCAAATGAGTAAACATTTACACCTTCTGGTGCTCTATTAGGAAAATGTTGGTATGGTTGTATACCAGTGAAGTACTTTCCAGACATTTCCTTAAATCTTTCTTGACCATTTAATTGTAAAAGTGCTTTATCAACTACATTTCCTCCTCCAAGTAATCTTCCACCAAATCTTAAAGGTTGTTTTATATAGTATGCAAATTTCTTCAAGTCTGCATTAATAGTAGCTGCGACTGCTTCTTCGTTAAGTACTGTAGGATTTGTTAAAACGAAATCATCCCAATCTAAAATTGAAATACTGTCAAATCCAGCGGCACCTTCAACGTAAGCAGTATTAACATTAATTGCAGTTGAATCAATACCAGAAACTTTAACCATTGAAAGGGTACCAGCTGCATCAGATTTGTATTGATGATCTAAAAGTGTACTATCATTTCCTGCATAAGCAGATCTGAAAGACTTCATAGTTGCATGCCCAGCTGTAACCATACCTGTCGTAACCTGACCATGACCATCTTGAATAATCTTCAATTTAGTTGTTTGTTCAAGACCTTTTTCATCACTAAGTGCATTAAAACCAAGCCATGCTTTATCACTAGTGTGTGTATCTGGTCTAACATACCAAATTAATGCCTTACATGGATGATTAAAGTTAAGTTTAATATTTTCATTTGTTCCCTTAACAGTTTCATCACCAGTGAATTGAACTTGTTCAATTAAATATTCATGAGAAGATTGAGCAAATCTCTTTCTTTCATCAGTATCTAAGAAAACATAGTCTACTAATAATTCAACATTTTCTAATGTTAAATCAGTAGGTGTTACTCCAACGTAATTTACTAAATTAGCTAATTTTGAAAAGGTAAAGTTGAGTCGAACATCGTGATATTGCAATGCAATAAGAGGTAATGCTAAACCATCATTTCTGCAGCAAAAGAATTGTAATGGAACATATAAAGTATCTGCATGGTCTGTTCTATCAAAAGTTCTCATTGCTTTTGTATGTCCTATCATAGTGTTATGAGCTTTATCATGAGCACCATCGTTTGTTAAAGAATGCCAAACGTACATAAAATCACCATAATGTCTATCAATTTTAGAACCTCCAATTTCTAATTCAACATTATCAATTAAAGCATAGCCAACATTATCACACCAGGCCCAATTAGAGTAATCACCAGGGATTGTTCCTTGAGCACCAGCAGTACCGCTAATATCACATTTTAATACCATATTGGTAACTAAATCACCATTTCTAGTAAGAGGGCAAGAAACAGTTTTACCGGATCCGGGATTTCCTAAAAAAGTTTGAGGAATGCATTCTATTGCAAAATTAGTATGTCTTTTGTAAACAGCTTTAAAAAATGTAATTTCTGGTTTCCCAGTTAAGTATACATCTTGAGCACCATAGGCTACGAGTTGCATTAAACCACCACCAGCCATTGTTATATATATTATATATAGAAAATAATTTATATAAAAACACACAAAAATTTTTTCTGTTTATATATTTATATTTATAAAAATATATAAAATTTAATATTTAAAGATCTTGATATAATAAGTATATATCCTATGTTTAAAAATAAGGAGAAAAAAAAGAAAACAAACAATTACAGGATAACTGCGACTGTTGATTCAAAACATCAACAAAAAATGAAATATTTTAAACAACAGAAGGTTAATTTACCGAAATTAAATAAAAAATTAGAAGAAATTAATCGAAAATTAAAAGAATTAAACACAAAAGAGAATTTTTTATTAACAGATATAGCAAAAAAAGCAGATTTACAAAAGAATAAAGAAGATATTGAATTGAATATATATAATATAGAAAATAATATTGATGAGATTAATTATTTTCATGATACAGCAAATAATTTTTTAATTCC